TATAGGAGTGGGCTAGAGATCAAGATAGCAGAGCAAATCAAAGGCTGTGGTATCGAGGTCGAGTATGAGACAGAGCGTATCTATTACGTCTGGCCTTCACGCGACAGCTACTACACTCCTGACTTCAAGATACCCACCAAAGACGGTGGGTTTTTCTTTGTGGAAACAAAAGGACGCTTCTTACCAAAAGAGCGTCAGAAGCACCTGCTTTTGAAACAGCAGTTTCCACACACCGACATCAGGTTCGTCTTCAGCAACCAAAACCAAAAGCTCTACAAAGGCTCAAAGACTTCTTATGCCGCTTGGTGTGAGAAGCATGGTTTTACCTACGCTAACAAGACGATCCCTGATGCTTGGTTCAACGAGTAGTTACGCAAGGGAGCAAGCGTATGGATACTATTACGATTAAAGAAAGTGAGAGCGAGTTTGTACGGCACATACCATGTGAGAACCCTGACTGTGGTTCGTCTGATGCAAACTCTCTTTATGACGATGGACATACGCATTGTTTCGCATGTGGAACTACCGTCCAACAACCGAATAGCACCAGTGATCAACCGAAGCCCCTCATCATGGCTAACTCTCTAGGGTTGATCACTGGTGTCTACCAAGACCTAGTTAAGCGCAAGCTCAACAAGGAAGTGTGTAGGAAGTTTGGTTACTTCAAAGCTATGCACAAAGGAGAGCCAGTCCAAGTCGCAAACTATGTCGGCAAGGATGGCACTGTTGTCGCTCAGAAGGTGCGAACCAAAGACAAAGGTTTCAGCATCTTGGGTGACGCAAAGAAGATGTCTCTCTTTGGCTCCCACCTGTGGGGCAAAGGAAAGATGTTGGTTATCTGCGAGGGCGAACTCGACACGATCTCTGCCCATGTGTGTCTGGGCAAGTATCACGCAGCAACGGTTGGAATACCTAACGGTTCCAACTCTGCTGTAAGAGCAATCAAAGATAACTATGACTACGTTTCCGGCTTTGACAAATGTGTGATTTGCTTCGATGCAGATGACGCTGGACGCAAAGCAGCTATGGAAGCGGCTCAGATGCTGCCAGTCGGCAAAGCCTTCATAAGTCACCTCCCAATGAAGGACATAAACGACTGCTTGGTAGCTGGGAAATCAGCAGCCGTGGTGAGTGCTATCTTTGAGGCGAAAGAGTATCGCCCTGATAGCATAGTTGCCGCTGCCGATCTCCGATCCGTGATAGGTCAGGATGACGCTGCTTCATCCATTAAGTATCCTTACGACCAGTTGAACGCCATCACAGGCGGCATCAGGCGTGGGGAGCTTGTGACGATCACAGCAGGTTCGGGGATGGGTAAGACCACCTTAGTCCGTGAGATTGCCTACAAGTTACACCAGTCTGGTGAGAGGCTAGGTTTGCTCTGCTTAGAGGAGACTAACAAGCGCACTCTACTAGGCTTAGTAGGAACACACCTCAAAAAGAACATCACGGTAGACAGATCACAGAGCACACAAGAAGAGATCGAGGCTACCTTTGACGAGCTGTTTCCAGAGGATCGACAGGTCTATCTCTACGATCACTTTGGTAGCTGTGACATCGACACGATCATCCAGCGTATCAGCTTCATGGTCAAAGCCCTTGGGGTCACTGTTGTTGTCCTCGATCACATTAGCATCTTGGTAAGCGGCCTAGCCACTAACGATGAACGTAAGCTCATAGACATAGCCATGACACGCCTCAGAACAGAGGTAGTGCAGGAGCTTGGTGTAGCCCTGATCATCGTGAGCCACCTACGCAGACCATCAGGTGACAAAGGGTTCGAGGGCGGCGAAAAGCCTACCCTGCAATCCCTACGCGGTAGCCACTCGATAGCCCAGCTATCCGATATGTGCCTGTCAATGGCTGTCCCATCAGAGACACCTGACAGCGACACCCGAATCCTCTCAGTCCTAAAGAACCGTTGGTCGGGTCAGACAGGCTGGGCTGGCAACATTCAATTCAACAGAGACACAGGCCGATTGGTCGAAGAAGGGAGCGAGTTCTAATGAAAGCATTTCGTAATGAAGGATACCTCAAGAACGTAAACGGAACAGGAAACATCTCTCGAAAACCATTATCAAAAAGAAGGCTAATAAGAGCTGCATTGGCTATTGCCAGCAAACAGCAAAGAGCAGCCGCGAGAAGCAAATTCACTAAAAACAAAGGAGAACCTCAGTGATGACACATCCAATGACACTTGATGGATATCAGCTACAAGCTGAGACAACCTTTATCGTTAAGGAAAGCAAGATCGAATACCTAGCTCTTGGCCTAGCCTCTGAAGCTGGTGAGGTCTGTGACAAGCTCAAGAAGCATTTGCGTGACGAAGGTGAGCCACTAGCAGACATGGACTATGAGAAACGCCTAGCAGTCATGCAAGAGTGTGGTGATGTCTTGTGGTACTTGGCAAACATAGCAGCCCAGTTACAGTTCGACTTGAGCAGCGTTGGTGAGATGAACCTTCGCAAACTGGACAGGCGTATGCAGCTCGACCTGATCAAAGGATCGGGAGATGACAGATGAGGCGCATGTTCTTTGACTTGGAGACTGACGGGTTAGACCCTGATGTTATCCATTGTATCGCGGTTGGCGAAGAAGGCCATCCAGTATGGAGCTATGGCCCTGACCAGATCAAAGAGGGCTTGGAGATGCTCTGTGAGGCTGATGAGCTAGTTGCCCACAACGGTATTGGCTACGACTTCAAGGTTATCAAGAAGCTCTATCCTAGCTGGCCTTTCGATGGCAAGCGCACAGACACCCTAGTTCTGTCGAGGCTCATACGAGCTGACCTAAAGAACGAGGACTTCACCTACAACTGGTCTACAGAGATCATGCCCAAGAAGCTCTTTGGTTCTCATAGCCTCAAGGCTTGGGGCATGAGGTTACAGAATAGGCTCGGCGGTGACTTCCTAAAAGGTGACTACGATGGCGGATGGGAACACTGGTCTCAGGAGATGCAAGACTACTGTGAACAGGATGTTCGAGTGGCTATGGCTCTTTATAAGTTCCTCAAGCCTGACACATGGCCTGACGAAGCTCTCGACATGGCACATGAGATCAGTGAGATAGCCGAGAACATTGGCAAAGCTGGCTGGACTTTCGATGAGGCCAAGGCTGGCAAGCTATATGCCGAGCTATGCACAAAGCGTGAAGAGCTTGACCATGAACTCCAAGACCTGTTCGAGCCTTGGGAAGTGCATGAGACATTCATCCCAAAGCGCAACAACAAGACCCTGGGTTACATCGAAGGTGAACCGTTCACCAAGACTACTGTGGTCAATTTCAACCACAACTCGCGTAGACACATAGAGTTCTGCCTAACCAAGAAGTACGGTTGGAAGCCCTCTAAAAAGACACCACAAGGCCACGCAATCATAGATGACGTTGTGCTTGGTGAGCTGGATTACCCAGAGGCCAAGAAACTATCTGAGCTGTTTCTTGATACAGAAGCGCATAGGCCAGCTTGCAGAAGGACCACAAGCATGGATGAAGAAGGTCGATAGTGACGGTAAGTTACGTCACAGGATCATCTGTCCAAGCACTCGGACTCTAAGATGCACACATATAAAGCCAAATCTAAGTCACGTCCCAGCAGTGCGCCTTCCCTACGGTCAACAGTGCCGTGAGTTGTTCACTGTGCCTTCTGGATACCAGCTTGTTGGGTCTGACCTTTCGGGAATCGAGATACGCCTCTTTGCCCATTTCTGTGCAGCTTACGATGGGGGTGAATATGCAAAGAAAGTCTTGGAATCAGACATTCATCAAAGCAACGCAGAGGCGTTCAGCGATGAGCAAACCAAAGTTGAGAGGTCAGTCGCCAAGGGCGCACTTTATGCACTCTTGTACGGATCAGGTGACTCCCGACTTGGAGCAATGGTCGGCAAAGGAGCCAAAGAAGGAAAGCGACTAAAAGATAACTTCATAGCTGCTGTGCCAAGCTACGGCATCCTAAAGAACAAGGTCGAAGAAGCCGCACAGAAAGGCTTTATCACCTCGCTTGGCGGCAACCGTATCAAGGTCAACTCAACTCACACTGCTTTAAACAGTTTGTTGCAATCAGCATCAAGCGCAATCAGCAGCAAGTGGGTTGTCCTCATAGCAAACGAAATCAAGAAACAGAACCTCGATGTCACGATCCTCGGTTGGATACATGACGAAGTGCAAATGGCAGTGAAAGGAGACCCAGATCATGTCGGTAATATCGCTAGACGATGCGCGGAAGAAGCTGGCGAAGCGTTTAAAATCAGACTCCCCATCGAAGCTGAATACTCCGTGGGACGAACATGGGCAGACACCCACTGAGCTTGATGAGAACACTGAGATAGCCCTGCTTGCCATGTATGAAGTCTTGATCGAGGCATGGGCTGGTGGGTTCACCACTAAATCTAAGTTTGCCCGTGAAGCAGCAAATATAATCGCTGTTGCTGCGACAGAAGGATTGATCACCACACGCCTCGAAGAAGAGGTCTGGGGCAATCACTGGATGATCACAGAAAAGGGTATGAATTTCATGAAGGAGATACATGACGATGTTGTTAGTTGATGCCGACTTATACCTCTACAGAGCCACAGCAGCCACAGAGCAAGAGATATGCTGGGATGAGGACGATGGCTCGAACATATGGTCACTCGATACTGACCTAAAGCTGGCAAAGGAGATGTTCTTTGACCAGATGGAAACCTTCAAAGAGACACTGCACGATGATCGAGTGATCCTTTGCCTTACCTCTAAGAAGAACTTTAGGCGGGATGTAGACCCTCGATACAAGAACAACCGCGTGAAGATCAGAAAACCACTTGGTTATATGGCGATGGTTGATTGGGCAAAGCACCACTTCAGCACAGTCAGTCTGGAAGGTCTCGAAGCAGATGATGTCATGGGCATCTTGGCTACCAAGCCTGAGAACAAAGACAAAGCAATCATCGTGTCTGACGATAAGGACATGAAGACTGTACCAGCCAAGATATATAGGCCGATGTCTGGTGAACGCCTCGACATCACAGAGGCCGAAGCTGACAGGTTCTTCCTTACACAATGTCTAACAGGCGATCCCACAGACGGATACCAAGGTCTTAAAGGCTTTGGACCAAAGACAGCCGAGAAGCTGTTAGGGGCAAGACCTGATTGGTCAATCGTTGAGAAAGCCTACATCAAGGCTGGCTTCACCAAACAAGATGCCCTCACCCAAGCAAGATTAGCCCGAATACTCCGCTGGTGTGACTGGGATTACGAGAACAAGAAACCAATACTATATGGGAGCAAACAGCATGTCCAAAAGACACGACCAGTACATGAAGGAAAAGCTCAAGGAGCTTCATCCGCCTGACATAATAAAACAACCAGAGCATTATGCTCAACATCCAATACAGCCCGTGGACTTCGTAATGTCTAACGGGCTTTCTTTTTGGGCAGGGAACGTAATCAAGTACATCTGCCGCGCAGGGACAAAGCTCTACGACAAGCAAGACCCTGTTCAATCCGAAATCACCGACATCAAAAAGGCGATCCGCTACTGCGAGATGCGTCTAAACCAGCTTGAAGGGAGAACTCCAAGTGCTGAATAACTATTTACCAACAGACTACCAGACATTCATTGCCACCAGCCGTTACGCACGGTGGATCGAGGACAAGGGACGCAGGGAAACATGGGCTGAGACCGTGCAGCGTTACACTGACTATCTCCACTCAAAAGGCATCAACCTGACTGGACAGGACTGGGATGACATCGAGGGTGCTATCCTCGAACTAGAAGTCATGCCAAGCATGAGAGCACTCATGACTGCTGGTGTCGCTGCTGACCGTGATAACACCTGCATCTATAACTGTTCATATGTTGCTGTAGATGATCCCCGCGCTTTCGATGAGAGCCATATACATTCTAATGAATGGCACAGGTGTAGGCTTCTCAGTAGAACGCCAAGACGTATCAAAATTACCATTTGTCGCTGATGAGTTTCATCCTACAGATACAACCATTGTTGTACCAGATAGCAAATTAGGTTGGGCGAAATCACTCAAAGAACTTATTGCTATGCTATACGCTGGTCAGATTCCAAACTGGGATCTAAGCAAAGTTCGGCCTGCTGGTGCTCCACTAAAAACATTTGGTGGTCGTGCATCAGGTCCAGAGCCACTAGATCAGTTGTTTCGTTTTACAGTAAATATCTTTAAGAATGCACCAGGTCGTAGGTTATCATCACTAGAGTGTCACGATCTGGTATGCAAAATCGCTGAGGTAGTTGTGGTTGGTGGTGTTCGCCGTTCT